ATTTTAGATGAAAGTAAGAAAAATATTGACTGAGGCTGATGCTCATACTATACAAGAAATAAAAAGAAAATTTACTGAAGATCCTGATGAAAATTCAAAATTGCAAACACTTAAAGGATTTTTAATCAATGATTGTGGATTAAACTCTAGTGTATGATCAAATCTTGAACGACTTGGTAATTCATTATTATTTGATTGGATTGAGTCATTTAAATTTGAAGAAGCTGGTAGAAATGGTAATGAATTTATAGCAGCTTTAAATAAGCCTAACAGTGATGTATTTATTACATTAACTGAAGATAGATTTGCAAAAGCATATAATTCTTACGCATCAGGTTATATTGATAAAAATAAACTTGAAGATAGTCCATTATATAATCCATTATTATATAAAAATGATGAAAAAGGTGTAAAACAAATATTAGCTTATTGAGATCAGCTGTATGATGAATATGATCAAGAGTTAGATCATGATAAATTTACTTCTATATTTTATGAAGATAGAGATAAGAATAAGTTAAGAACTTTAGCTGATATAACATCAAAAATTAATTCATTGAAAACACAAAATAAACCTGTGAAATCTATTAATGATTCTGACAAAGAAACGCTAAAATCTTTATTAGATAAAAGTGATGATCTTAAAAATTATGCAAGAGAATTATTAAACAGTGAAAATAATAATTTACAATAAAGATATATATAGTAAAGAGTTTATCACTTGACTCTCTAAAGAATTATTAAAAATATTTAATGATTCTTTTAACAGAAAGCGTCTTGCTAGAATAGATAAAGAGTTTAATATTGATTCATTAAATATAATTAAATTTGCATTAAATAATTTAAATATTAATGAACATCCTAATTCATACTCTATATCAATTAATAAGAATTTAAAATTTGATCATCAGCCTCTTGATAGTTTGATTAATCTTATTACATATGGAAATAGAAGTTGTAAAGGATATACAATAATTCTTGATATATTTAACTATATAGCTAAGAATATTGATATATTATATAAGGAGTGGTTAGATGGCTATTAGATTTTATGATGATGCTTTAACAGATAAAATTAAAAAATGAGTTAAAGATCCTAATATGAAAATATTAAAGCCATCTGAATCAACAAGATTATTTCAATTGAATGCTGATCAAACAGATGATAAACCTTTATCATTACCATTAATAGCTATTTCAAGAGACAATGATTTTGAAATAATAAGCACAACCAAGAAACCATTATCATATGATGGTGGTCATTTAGCGGCTAATTGTGAAAAATCAGAGTTATTAAATGGAATACCTATTAGATTATCATATCAGCTAGATATATATTGCAAATACTTTGCTGAAGCAGATGAATATGTAAGGAATTTTGTATTTAATATAATAAATTATCCTAATTTACATATTGAAATTCCTTATAATAATGCAAATATTGTCCATGATTCTACATTGATGATTGAAAGTACAGTATCTGATAATTCAGATATTCCTGAAAGATTGATTAGTGGACAATTTACAAGAATGTCAATTAGATTGACAATAGATGATGCTTACTTATTTAGTGTTCCATTTATGGATAACTGGAATATTGAATATAGTGGAGATATAAAAGTACAAGATTAAAGGAGAGAATGGAATACCATGCCTAATATTAAAATTCGCGAACAGGAAGCTGTTCAATTAGCCGCATTTGATATTACAGAGAATACAGTTCTTGTCCCAATGTTGTACGCTAGAAGTTATGACACAACTAGTGAAGGTGATGTTGTTTATTCAGTTACTCCTGAATCAAAATTGTTCACTAGTGCAGACTCCTTCAGAGTCTGAGCATCCGGACACACTGTTACAGTAGATGGTGGTTTAGATAGATCATACATTATGGCGTATGAACTCTTATTACAAGGATTAAATGTTGTAGTTAAACCTCTTATTTATGATAACGCAGCTACTGGATCAAGCTTAGCAGAAGGAGATGCTTACAATTTAATCGAAACTGCTATTGAAGCTGGTAAGTTAGATGAGTTTAAAGATAGAAACTTATTTAATATTAAGTTTATCACAACTGGTGGTTATGCTAACTGCGGCAAAGAGTATGATGTAGTAAATGATGGAAATGTATCAACTGTAATTACATCTTCTTATACAAAGATTAGAGATTTAGCAAAAGAACGTGGAGATGCAATTGCATTAATTGAATTTGCTGATTATGTTGAAGATGAAGAACAATTATTCAATATGATTCAGGAACAATATACTCCTGAAGCTTCTGGAGATTTATACAGTGCAGCATTCTTCCCATGGTTCAATTGTGCTACTACAGCAACAGGTTCTCAAACATCTGTATTAATGCCTGCAGGATTTGGTTATTTAATGGCTTATGCATATAGCACTAAGAGTAATGCTAACTGGTTTGCTGCAGCAGGTGTAGCTAGAGGATTTATTCCTGGATTAATTAAACCTTCATTTGATGTAGGTGAAGCATTAATGCATACACTTCAAAATGATGAAGAAGCAGGTGAACAGCTTAACATTATGGTTAATCCAATTTATAATGCTGGTACATACGGCTATAGAATCTGGGGTAATAGAGTAGTTAATAAATCAGCTACTGGTACTGTTGATAGATACATGAACTTCTTAAATATCAGAATGTTATTATGTGATATTAAGAAACAGATCTTCCATACAGCAATGAGATGTACATTTGAACCTAATGATGATATTGTCTGGATTAACTTCAAGACATTAGCTAATTCATTGTTAGATCAAATGAAGAGTGGAAGAGGTATTTCTTGGTACAAGTGGACTAAGGAAGTATCTACTAGAAAAGCGACAATTAAAGCTACATTAACAATTCAACCAATTGAAGCTGTTGAGTCATTTGATATTAATATTGTATTAACTGACGAAGAAGTTACAATTGAAGATGCTACAGTTTAATGGAGGAGATAGTATAAATGGCTACTACAAATTTTGGAACATATCACCTTGCTGATAACCCTAAATCTTATCAGCCAATTAGAACTAATAACTTCCGTTTCTTAGTTTCTGGTCTTGATAATTTATTAAGAGTTGCTGGTGATGAAAATAATTTAGATGATTATATTAATAATGGTCAGGAAGTAATTGATTTCTCCGTTGTAAGTTTCTCAGTACCAGATTTCCAACAGAATGTTATAGATATCAATCGTGGCAATAGTACAGTACATTATGCAGGTAAGGCAAGTTTTGGTACTGGTTCATTAGTAATTAATGACTTTGCTGGTGCTGATGGTAAATCAGTATTAAGAGCTTGGCAAGCATTATCTTATAATGTTGTTGATGATACTATTCCATCATCTGATGTCTATAAGAAAGATGCAGTTGTTCTTGAATATTTACCAGATAATACTTTGGTTAACTATTGGGAACTTAAAGGTTGTTGGGTAAGTTCAATTCAGGAATCTGGATGAGATAATAATAACGCTGATAAAAAGACTTTGACTGGCACTATAATTTATGATAGGGCAATCCCTCATAAGCCAGATCAACTTTAAAGAAAGACAATAATCAACTTCGGTTGATTATTTCTGTATTATAATGACTATATGTTGTTGTAATACAGAAATAGATAGAAAGGAAGATAGAACATATGATAATACAGAAAGATTTTTTAGCTGATAATATTATTAAGACAACCTATATTGATGATATTGATAAAGTCGATACAGGTGTTTATGATAATGGTATCAGCTTTTGTAATATTTACAGGAAGAATAGAAAGAAAGATGATGATTTTGAAACTATCGAAGCTAATGGAATGAACATCTATATTTTAAATAATGAAGGTAAAACTTTACGTGCATTAAGACAGAGAGGAAGATAAAAATGGCAGTAACAATTAAAGAAGATTTTGAATTACCTAGCAAAGGTAAGATTTATGGAAAAAAATTTGATTCTTCATTTAGTTTAAGATCAATGACTGTTGAAGATGAAATGAAGAGATTAGCACCTTCTCAAAATCCATATAAATCAATGGCTGAGATTATTGAGTCTTGTTTAGATGAGAAGTTACCAATTCCAGTTTATGATTTATGTATTGGAGATTATACTTATATGCTTCATAAATTAAGAGTTGTTACATATGGAGCAGATTATAATTTACGATTCACATGTCCATACTGCGGAAATTCTGAAACTGTGACAATAAATCTTGATGATATGGAAGTTGTAGAATATGATGACAAAATTAAAGAAATGATGACTGTAAAACTTCCTGTTACTGGGTACGAAGTTAAATTAAGATTTCAAACACCTAGAGATTTAGATAGAATCAATAGAGAAGCAAAAAAGATGAAAGAGGATTTTCCTGATATGGTTGGAGATCCTACAATTCTTTTAACTTTGCAATCACTTATTGAGTCAGTAGATGGTGAGTCAATTGACCCGATTATGATAAGAGAAACATTAAAAAAGTTGCCTATGAAAGATACTAATATTATTTCACAGGCAGCCACAAAATTGAATTCATATATAGGAATTAAAACTGATTTACATTTAAAATGTAGTAAGTGTGGAGGTGAAGTAGATACTCCCTTTCGTTACACTAACGAATTTTTTGG